CTACAACGCCATAGCCGGTGAGGTGGAGGGGATGGAGTTGGTGAAGCCGCCGCAGAAGGCATGGCTTGATGACTTGAAGGCTAGCGGGAAGGCAGAGGTTTTCGTGTGGAGGCCGAGCCAGTTCGAGGAGATAGTGAAAATTTTACGCTAGAGGCAAAGATGACTTTGACAGCAAAGACCCCAAGCAAGCATGAGCGGAAGACCGGGACCCTGTCGCGTTGGAGGCGGAAGGCTTGCCCCCGGTGTACTGAGGGGTCTCTATTTCTTGAATGTGATCCTTACCGCTTCTGGCTGAAAGAGTATGTCTGCCTCGCCTGCGGGCATAGGGAGAGGGTGTGAAGGTTTGACTGTTACCGAGTTTGTGATTGAGCGGACTGTGGAGTTTTATTCTCAATACCCTGTAGAAGCCATTAAGATTCTTTTGAGTCGCTGTCGGCCTGGGGACTTGGAGAGGATAGGACAACGAGTTAAACGTATGCGGCCTTCACCTATTGTTAGGGGGATTCACTATCGTATTACCCCTGAGATTGAAAAGCGGTTTTGGCTTGAAGCCATTAGGCAAGACTTGCGGGTAGAACTGCGGGGTGAACCAGTAGCATCTTGACAAAGGGGTGTAGAACGTGGTATTTTTTAGTGAGAGCAGAATTTTCGAGACGGTCATCTGCGGGTGGCCGTCTTATTTTTTATGATGGAGGATTGGCGGCAGTCTACGACAACCGATAAGCCCTCTGACCGTCGGGGTTAGTTGGTTACGGTGGCGTCGTAGGTTGCCGCCAGAAGGAAAAGGGCAACAATGAGCGATGTAAAAGATGGGAAAAACAGAGGGCATCGCTGGAAAAAGGGTGAGTCGGGCAATCCCAAAGGGCGGCCTCGTAATGGGCAGACTATGACTGAGCTACTGAAAGCGGTGGCTGGAGTAGTGCCTGACACTATCACAAAGGGCGGGAAGCAGGAGACCCGGGCATATAGGGAGATAGCCAGCCAGAGAATGTGGCAGATTGCCTGCTTCGGTCAGCCCGGAGAGGCGATTAAGGCATACTGTGCGATCAGGGACTCGCTCGAGGGCAAGCCTAAAGAGGCGATTGAGGTGAGCGGTAAGGGCGGACAGCCGATACAAATTACGGGCTTTGAGATAAGGGTGCGTAATGCCGATAGCTGAGGCAACAGCATTTAGAGAGCTGGTGCGCGTAGATGGTCAGGATAAGATAGCCTATAATTTCCATCCTGGTCAAGAGCGGGCGCGCCGCAGTCGTGCTCGCTTCGTTGCGATGCTGGCTGGCACGCAGTCGGGCAAGACGTGCTTCGACCCGGTGTGGCTGGCAGAGCAGATAAAGGCATTTGGCGGAGGAGACTACCTGGTAGTAACTGCCAACTACGACCTGTTCAAGCTCAAGCTTTTGCCTGAGTTTCTATCCACCTTTGAGGGTGGGATCGTAGATGGCAGGCCCTATCAGGTGAATATAGGGCGGTACTGGGCTGGTGAGCGGATTATAGAGTTAGCTGAGGACTTACTGCCGGGGAAGTTCTGGGCTACAAAGCAGGACTCGCCGATGTGGGGGCGTATAATCCTGCGCTCTGCCGAGGCTGAGGCGGGTTTGGAGTCTGCTACCGCCAAGGCTGCGGTATGTGATGAGGCGGACCATCCGGACTTCAAGCGGACGGCATGGGAGGCGATACAGAGACGGCTATCTCTTAGCCAGGGACGGTGCCTGTTTTCAACCTCGCTCTATCACTGGGGTTGGCTCAAGACGGATATTTACGACCGCTGGATGGCTGGGGCGCCGGACATCGAGGTAATCCAGTTTGACAGCATCGAGAACCCCAATTTCTCCCGCGCCGAGTATGAGAGGGCACAGCTTGTACTCCCCAGATGGAAGTTCAACCTCTTCTACCGGGGGCGGTACGAGAAGCCTGCCGGCCTGATATACGATAGCTTTGATGAGGCCACTTGCAAGATAGCGAGGTTCCCTATCCCCCAGACCTGGCCTGTGTATGTGGGCCACGACTTCGGTACTGCCAACCCAGCGGCAATGTTTTATGCCCAAGACCCAGCTACGGGCTATTTCTATGCTTTCCACGAGTATTTGCCAGGCTCCAAGTCTACTGCCGAGCATGTGGCAGAGTTCAAGCGTATCACTGAGGGGCGCAACGTAATCAAGCGAGCGGGGGGATCGCATCAGGAGCAGGGGTGGCGCAACGATTTCACCGCTCACGGGTGGCCGATACAGGAACCGAAGGAACACATGAGGAGAGTGGACTTGCAGATACAGCAGGTTTATGCGCTTCATAAACTCAACAAGGTATTCATTTTTGACGACTTGCACCGGTATCTTGAGGAGAAGAGTAGCTTTAGCTATAAGCTGGACGACTACTACAACCCAACAGACCAGATAGAGAATGAGGCTCACTTTCACCTGATGGCAAGTGAGCGCTATATCCTGTCAGACTTCACGCCTGAGACGGTAGCCACACCCGACGAGGTGCCGATCAGGTACGATATGTAATCAGCGACAACCGAATAGCGAAGACGGTCAATTGAGGTCATGGTTTGTGATCTCAAGCGCAGTGAATTCTGCATGACCGTCTTTTTTTATTGGGGAGGAGCACATGACAGACTATAAGACAATGCTCGAAGAGGCAGAGGAGCGCTTACAGCCCCTTCATAGCAGGATGATTTCTGACAGGGGTATCTATTTCCTGACACCCTACAAGATGAAGAGCTACGATAACCGGACAGAGCTGAAGCGGGTTGACAATGTCACCAGCCGGGACCCGCGCAACTTTGCCGACAGGATTATCTCGGTGCTAAACACGGCGAAGCTGACCGCAGAGGTTAGCTCGAAGAAGCTGCAGGACAAGGATGCGAGCGCTATAGAGGCGTTCTGGTACTTGGTAGAGGCCAGGGCGGATAGGAGGCTGGCTAAAAAGATGATGATGCCGGTGAGATCGACCAATGTATTCCACGCCTGCGTAAGTGGTTGGGTTGCCTCCAGGGTCTGGGTTTGGGAGGATGAAAACAGAGAGTTGGTTTGTGACCTCCTGCCCCTCGACCCTCTTTTTCTGACGTGGCAAGTTGGAAAGGACGGTCTGCTCTGGGCTGCTCCTAAGACCATGAGGGGTAGAGAGTTGATAGAACAGGAGTATGGCATATCCATCACGAATAAGGAGGCTGAGGTTACCGACCTCTGGAATCGGGAGGCTAACGTCATCTTGGTGGATGGCGAGGTAGTGAAGGAAAAGGAGAACCCGTTTGGTGAGGTGCCGTTTGTAATCAAGCCGGTGGCATTGACGCCGATGGTGGGGACATCACTGGGAGATACCTCTGCGTTTGCCAATTACGGTGAGAGCATCTTTTCTGCTATGCGGAACCAGGAGGCCGAGTACAACAAGTTCCTCAGTATCCTCCAGTCATTAAATGCCCAGCACTTCAGGAAGCCTGCTGGATACCGAAGCCAGGACGGGGAAAAACTGCCTCCTCCTGATGCCGACGCAGCCGGGGCAAAGACGGCAATGGGGCCCGGGGAGGAGTGGGTGGATGTGCCTATCGGTGAGGTGAAAGAGTCTGCATCGCTATTCTACGGCATCATCAGTGGAGAGAGACAGCGGTCTATGCTGCCTTACAATGACTGGGGCGAAGTGCCGTTTGAGCTGTCCGACCTGGCCCTTGCCAGACTGGAGAGACAGCGGGATCAAGTGGTGTTACCCAGGAAGCAGACGCTTACCGAAGCCTATAGCGAGATGGCAATGATGATGCTGAGGCAGTTCCAGCAGGGCGGCTTTGGAGCCGTGAAGTTGGAGGTAAAAGGTGAAGAGATAGACTTTAGACTACCTGGAGAACTGCCCGCCGACCTGAATATCGAGTTTCACCTGGAGACGGTATCGCCTGAGAAGGACATCTCAAACTACTCTGTGGCTGCTGCGGCTAAGAATGTCGGGGTTCCCCAGGACATTATCATGCGGAACATTCTGAGGATTGACGACCCGCGGGCTGCAATGGATAAGGCGCTGGAAGAGTGGGTTGTTGAGGCCGTGCCGGCACTGAAGCTGTACCGAGCAGGCAGGATGTTCAGCCAGAGGGCAGAGGAGCTTAAGGGCGATGAGGGCAAGGAGAAGGAGATAGAGGCAGAGCTCATCTTCCAGTTTATTGAGGAGCAGTTTGGGGCCCAGGTTGGCGAAGGGGGCGAGAGGGAGAGGCCATCGGAGGTTCCGGGGCAGACCCCAGCGGAGGTTAAGGCGCTGAGACAGCGCATGAAGCGAGAGCAGCTGGAGGAGGCTAAGTGAGATGCCAAACAGCTTTGATGACCGTGTAGCAGATATGCTCAAGAAGAGACGGGATGGCAGGCAGCCCGCAGCGCCGAAGTCCACGATCCTCGACTTTATGAGGAACCAGCGCAAGGGCGTGGCGCCGATTCGTTTTGAGCCTAAGAAGATAAAGGCACCGAAGGTAAAGAAGAGGTCAAGCAAATACCCGTTTCTGGAGGTTGAGGTATGAGGTTGGATGACGATGGCGGATATTCTGGACTTGAAGAGGTGGCTTGACGATTGCAAGAGGAACGCCGAGAAGGGGGGGATACCCACTTCGGACCAGTTACTCGCATTTCTGGATGAGACTATCTTCTTACTCGTGGAATTTAAGATAGAGCTTCTGGGGAAAGGAATCACTGATGGCTGAAACTTTAACCGGTATAGCTGCTTTCGG